TTTTGGGCGATGTGGTGGATGTTCCAACAAGGAGGTTGACATGCTAGGACTTGACGCGCTGCTGGGTATCGGCGGCAAACTGATTGATAAGCTAATCCCAGACCCGGAACAGAAAGCCCGTGCGCAATTGGAACTTGCCAAGATGGCGCAGGATGGTGAGCTTGCCAAGATGGCGAATGACACAGACTTATATAAGACTGAGCAGAATAATGTAACTGATAGATGGAAAGCGGATATGGCGGCGGATAGTTCGCTGTCAAAAAACATCAGGCCGCTAAGTTTAATTGCCATTTTTGCGGGGTATTTTACTTTTGCAATGATGTCTGCTTTTGGGTATAACGCCAATGAATCTTACGTTCAGTTGCTTGGGAATTGGGGGATGTTGGTGTTCGGGGCATACTTCGGCTCACGTAGCCTAGAAAAAATTACTGAAATACGTGCAAGAAAATGAAGACTTGTTCTTGTTGCAAAACAGAAAAACCGTTGTCTGCGTATAGTCCTGATGTTCGTACAACGTTAGGTGTGCAATCCAGATGCAAAATCTGTATCGCGGAAGCGGCGCGTATGCGCAGAGCAAAAAATCCGGAGCCGCATCGAGAGGGCGTAAGAAAAGCCGTAAAGAGACACTACGCTAAAAAACTGCAACGCAATAGGGATTACCGGGCAAAAAATGCAGAAAAAGTATCTGCATGGAAAGCCGCCGACAGAACACGTAATAAAGCGCGTATTTTGGCGGATAACGCCATGCGAAGAGCTAAATTGCGAGACGGAGGTATAACGCCCGAAGTAATTTCAGTTTATGCGTTGCGGGATTTTTACCGGGCTATGTCGTTGGGCGAAGATTTTCACGTCGACCACATAATCCCACTTAGTAAAGGCGGCGCGCATGCGGCGCAAAACTTACGGGTCATACCCGCCATAGACAATTTGCGAAAAGGTGCGGCATAAAATGAAAGAGAACTTTGACGACGCCTTGAAGGCGATACTCAAGCATGAAGGGGGTTTCGTAAACCATCCCAAAGACCCCGGCGGCATGACAAACCTTGGCGTGACCAAAAAAGTCTGGGAAGAGTGGGTAGGCCACCCTGTTGACGAAAAAGCAATGCGCGCTCTGACGCCTGAGACAGTAGGCCCGATGTACAAAAAGAAGTACTGGGATGCGGTCAAGGGTGATGAGATGCCGGACGGTCTGGACTATCTGATGTTTGACTTTGCGGTCAACGCTGGGCCGGGGCGGGCGATCAAGACTATGCAGAAAGCCATCGGTGCCGCCCCTGACGGGGCTATTGGCCCCAAGACCATGGCGGCATTAAAAGCTGCCAATCAGAGCGAATTAGTGGCAAAATTCAGTGCAGAAAAGGAAGCGTTTTACCGCAGTCTGCCTACGTTTGCGACGTTTGGTAAAGGGTGGCTGCGCCGGGTGGCAGAAGCCAAGACCCACGCTGAATCCATGCTGGCTTAATAAGGAAATCCGATGCCTTCAACTTACTCCCCCGATCTACGGATCGAACTCATGGCTAACGGTGAAAAGTCCGGTACATGGGGCACCATCACCAACGACAACCTTGGCGTTATTATTGAGGATGCAATCTCTGGCTTGGCGTCGGTCACTACAGTCTCAGCCAACCAAGCGCTAACTGCCCAGAATGGTGCGGTAGACCAAGCCCGCTGCGCGGCGCTGTCCCTTGATACTTCCACGGGTGCCAACTTTGCGGTGTACGTCCCCCCGGTTACCAAGCTCTACGTCATCATCAACGCCTCGGCTTATGTAGCCACTATTTACTGCTCAACGGTTCTTGGTAATACCACAGCAGCAGGTACAGGCGTAGCTATCCCTACGGGAAAAAGCGTCTTGCTTCGCGCTGACGGCACCAACATTGTCGAGCAGTTAAACCATGTGGTTGGAGCCTTTAGTGTTGGGGGTGCGGCTACTATTGGCGGCGCAGCTACTATTGGCGGCGCAGCGGTTATTACAGGGTCAACCTCGTTAGGCAACGCGCTTATATTAAATAGCTCATCAGGCACCGCCGGACAGGTAGTTGTGTCTCAAGGCGCGGGTACTTATCCAGTATGGGGTAATGCTTTTGTTACGGGCATGATTATGATGTGGTCGGGTACTATTGCCACAATCCCATCCGGTTGGTTGCTCTGTAATGGTTCAAGCGGTACTCCTGATTTGCGGGACAGGTTTATTGTTGGGGCATCCTCCGATGACTCCGGCGTGGCTAAAACGAACATTACCGGATCGCTTACTCAGACAGGCGGCTCTAAAGATGCAATCACAGTAAGCCACACGCACACAGCGACATCTGTTGTAACTGATCCCGGTCACGCACACTCTATAATAATTGGTGAAGGATTTAGCGTCGGGAATAGTGTCCAATACACTAATTCTGTAGTTGGAACAAGGAATGTAATTAATTCCAATACTACCGGTATAACCGTAGCAACAACAAACGCATCAACCGGGTCTTCTGGCACCAACGCCAATCTCGTTCCTTACTACGCGCTGGCTTTCATTATGAAGGCGTAATATGCCACTACAGAAACTACAGTTCAGACCCGGCGTTAATCGTGAAGGCACAACGCTTTCCAACGAGGGCGGCTGGTATGACTGCGACAAGGTTCGTTTCCGCTCTGGCTACCCTGAGAAGATCGGCGGCTGGGCTGCGCTGTCTTACAACACCTTCCTTGGTGTGTGCCGGTCGTTGTGGAATTGGGTGACGCTAAAGCAGTACAACCTGCTGGGTGTAGGCACGAACCTGAAGTTCTACGTGGAAGATGGTGGCGACTATTACGACATCACTCCGTTGCGAGAAACTAACACAAACCCATCAAACCAAATTACGTTAGCCATAACAAACGGCTTAAACATACTGACCATCACCGACACTGGCGCAAACTCGCTGGAAGTAAATGACTTTGTCACGCTGGCTGGCGCTGTTGACTTGGGTTCAGCGGGTACAAACGTGACGGCTGCGGTGCTAAATCAAGAGTTTCAAATTCTGTCAGTTATTTCTGGCACCCAGTACACAGTGCAGTTATCGGTAGTATCTAACCGTACAGCCTCATCAAGCACGATGACTGGACTAACAATTGCCTACCAGATCAATACAGGTTTGCCTATCTACACTATCGGCACTGGTTGGGGCGCAGGTCCTTGGAGTCGCTTGAGTTGGGGTTCGGGTTTTACTACTGGGTTTGGTTTGCAGTTGCGTCTGTGGAGTCAGGCTAACTTTGGTGAAGACTTGCTGTTTTCCCCTCGTGGCGGCGCTTTTTATCTATGGCAACCCGGTTCAGGCGCTACCCCTGCGTATGGTACTCGTGGGACTGCGGTTACCGGTACCGACGTGCCTTCTAAGATCAACCAGATTATGGTGTCGGACACCTCCCGCATCGTGATTTGCTTTGGGTGCAATGACCTTGGTGCATATGACAGCACGCCGCAAGACCCACTGCTTATTCGTTGGTCTGAACAAGAGAGTTATACCGGCTGGACTCCAGCAGCCACAAACCAAGCGGGGAGTTATAGACTTTCTCATGGCTCTACAATTGTTGCTGCGCTTCAGACTCGTCAAGAAATCGTGGTGTGGACAGATGCGTCCATCTACTCTATGCAGTATCTTGGCCCACCGTTGGTGTATGGCTTTACACTCCTTGCGGACAACATCTCAATTGTCTCCCCCAACGCTATGGCAACCGCTGCCGGTGTGGTGTACTGGATGGGCGTGGACAAGTTCTATATCTACTCAGGCCGGGTGGAAACGCTGCCCTGCTCGGTGCGTCAGTTCATATTCAACGACATCAACCGGGATCAGGAAGCGCAGTTCAACGCGGGGACGAACGAAGGCTATTCCGAAATTTGGTGGAACTACTGCTCCAAGAACTCGACCGTTGTTGACCGCTACGTCATCTTTAATTATCTGGACCGCGTTTGGTACTACGGCACGTTAGATCGTACGGCTTGGCTAGACTCCCCACTGCGTCAGCTTCCTATGGCTGCAACCTCTGGAAATATTGTGGTGTTCCATGAAGCGGCGGTGGATGATGGCAGTACTAACCCACCAAGCCCGATCAATGCTTATATTCAGTCGTCGGACTTTGATATTGAGGACGGGCACAACTACGGTTTTGTATGGCGCATCATCCCCGACATTACGTTTGACGGATCGGATACAACAGGTGCCACATCGGACAAGCCATTCGTGCAGTTCACGGTACGTCCCAAGCAAAATCCCGGTTCAAACTACGGAACAGCCTTGTCCCCCACAGTAACTTCAGCGCAGAGCTACGCGGGGCAGACGACCTACAACGTGCAGCAGTTCACTGAGATTGTCTACAGCCGGGTGCGTGGTCGTCAGATGGCGTTTAAGATTGAATCAAACAGTATTGGTACACAGTGGCAGTTGGGTGTACCCCGTATTGATGTGCGGCCTGATGGTAGAAACTAATGGCTGGTAAAGACAAACTTGACTCTACCAAAGCACCCGCAATCCCCTTTGCGCCGGTTCAGTACGACCGGGGGGCGGTGGACACGACGCACAATATTCTACGCCAGTACTTCAACACGCTTGATAACTTCGTACAACAACTACTAGGGCGCAGCGGCACTCGGTTTCTTAATGCCCCTTACGGCGCTTTTGAGGACAATACAACTCAGACGGCAGCGGCGAATGTACCTACGTCAATGTTGTTTAATGTAGTAAGTTATTCAAACGAAGTAGCTATCGTAAGTAACTCGCGCATAACCGTCACCCACGCAGGTATGTATAACTTGCAGTGGTCTGGACAGTTTCAGAACGCGGACAACGCAATTCACGATATTTCGGTGTGGCTACGTAAAAACGGGGCGGGGCCGGGGTCTGACATTTCGGGGTCTCGTGGAGTCATTTCTGTACCCGCTAGGAAAAGCGCAACCGCCGGGGATGAGGGCAAAATTATTGCGGGTTGGAACTACTTTGTAGAGCTTCAGGCGGGGGAGTTTGTGGAAATCTGGTGGGATACAGACAACGCCTTAGTTACGTTACAGGCATATCCAGCAGACTCCGCAGTTTTCACTGGCTCTATATCGGGCACAACCATGACGGTCAGTGCAGTAACCTCCGGCACTATTAAGCGCTATTCAAGCGTGGTTGGTACAGGAGTAGAGGTGCCGACATTTATTACCGCTTTGGGCACGGGCACTGGCGGAGCCGGGACATACATTGTGGACACATTGCAGACGGTAGGTAGTACAACTATGACAAGTACCTTTTACCCCAGCACGGCTTCGTCCGTAGTAACACTGAGCTTTGTATCGGCGTTGCCATGAGACAGACGCTCTACAAAGATGAGGAAGTGATTTTCCTGTGCGACTACTTACGGGATATTGGTAAGGTGGCTTTGCACTTGAACATAGCGCCGGGGGCGTGGTCTCCGTCGAGGTTTAAAAAGTACTATAGTATTTTTGTTAACGTAGTTGCGCCGGGGTTGAAGGCTGAAGGGTACAATGAAGTATACGCAACACCTTTTGAAAATGACGTAAAAGCGCGTAAACTTATCGCAATGTTCGGATTACACGAGTATGGGCACAACATGGGCCTCGTACTAATGAAGAAGGAGATTTAACATGCCTCATGCCGTCGCCGCTGGAATAGCCAGCACCGCTTTAACCGCCCCTGTTGTAGCAGGTGGGTTGGGTGCTCTAGGAACTGGTCTTGCTGCGGGAGCCACGTTGGGCGGCGCGGGCGGTATTTTCTCCAATTTTATGGCGGGTGCTGCGCCGGGGCTTGCGGGTACGTTAGGTGGGGTTTCTGCGCCCGTTGCCGCTAGTATTGCCCCCGCCGCTACATCTCAGCTTCTGGGTACTATTGGGGGTAACGTTGCCCCGGGCGCGTTTGGCGCTAACTTGGCAGGTGCTGCGGCTCCGGGTTTAACTGGCTCTGCCGCACAAAATCTGGGGTTGAACGCGCTTAAATCACAGGTTATAGGTACAGGTGTTCAAAACGCAGCGGCGCAACAAGCGACTAATCTTGCTTTCCAAAATGCTGCTGCACAGAACATGGCGGGTGGGTTGGCGAATCCTATGTCGCAAATGGGCCCTAAGTTTTTGGCTAACTCCCCACCTATTGCCAGCCCAAATAACTCCTTACTGCGTTCATCCCTAGCAAATTATCAAACACCACACCTTGCACAAAACGCGGTGATATCAGACGCATCAAACGCGGTAACACCGGAACTGCTGGCCAATCCTTCCGGGTTTAGCGAAGCCGGGTTTAGGGGGTTACAAAAATCTGGCCTAAACTATCCAAGCTTGTCTAACCCCACAGCACAAGCTGTTAATCCTACCGACATCGTGGGCCGCTCAATCCGCCCCGACCAAAACTTCATGCAGAACCTTGGCAACATCGGCTCGTTCCAAGACGTAAAAGACTATGCAGTCCAGCATCCCTATGCTACCAGTGCAATGGCTGGGCTTGGTGCTATGGGCATATCGAAGTTGATGCAGCCGAAAAAGGTTCCGACGCCCGAAGATGAGTCAATGATCCGCCCGTATACGTATGAGCGCACGCAGCGTCCTGAAGCGTATGCAACTAGTCCGACGATGGATTCTAGCGAGCGTAACTACTTTAACGATCAGTTCATTGCAGGCGAGCCATATAAAGCAGCAGAAGGCGGTATTGCATCTGCGTATGCTATGGGCGGTCCTGTTGAAGGTATGTCTGCGATGAATTCTGTGGGTATGAACACAGGCTACCCCATGGCAAACCTGCAAACGCCTATGTACTCTAACCCCGGAATGCAACGCCCAGAAGCTACGAATGTCATAGCGCCATCTGCCGATGCAGGGGTGGGTGCGTATAGTGGTGAACAGAGGTTTGCGGGCGGTGGAGAGACTCAATACGGTCGCCCTATTCTTGACCCTCATGCTGGGCAGATGAACTCTGAAAATCAAACACGCAGCCAACTTGCGGGTGGGAGACGACCAACTGCTGCGCCAACTGCGCCGTTACCTAAATACACATACGACCCAAAGACCATGCAGTTTACGCAAACGGTAGGGGGTAATAAAGTGTCGGGTGGTATTGCTACACCTGCTATGGGCCCTATGCAAACTCAACCAGCTACGCCAATCAACGTCCCTGCCTACCAAACACCTGAACAGCAACTTGGGTTGGGTGGGTTCTATGACTATATGAACCAGCAGCTAGGTGGTTACGCCGGGTATGCTAGGGGCGGTAACGTTGGGGGCGAGTCTCACTTGGGTGACTATTCTGATGGCGGTCGTCTTTTGAAAGGACCCGGCGATGGAGTTTCGGATTCTATCCCTGCTTCTATTGGTGGCAGGCAACCTGCTCGTCTTGCTGATGGTGAATTTGTGGTGCCCGCACGGATCGTGTCTGAACTTGGAAACGGCTCAACCGAAGCCGGTGCCCGTAAGCTCTACGCGATGATGGACCG